CAAAGACCACACAATCTTCAGTTTCGCCATGATGTTCTCGTAAGTCATATAAATACTCTCTTCGTATTTTACAATAAATTGGTGGTATATTTGCATTTAAATATGCCATAATCAATCATAAATATCTCCCCATGTTTCACCGCTTTCGTAATCTACTTTGTTAGGGATTGCCAAAGTAACGGCGCTTTCCATTATTTCAACAATCTTTTTAGCTTGATTGTCGTCTTTAACAGAAATATCTAGTTCGTCATGAATTTGTATATGTGGAATAATTCCTTCATTATATAAATCCAACATTGCTTTTTTAGTCATATCAGCTGCTGATCCTTGAATCAATTTGTTTAAAGCTTTGTAAGTCATTGCTCTTCTAATTCTTCCACGTCCATAAGTTCTTTCAGCTTCTTCAAATGACATTGCAGTGTGCATACCAAATGTTGATGGTTCCCATTTATTAAATCTACAACGACGACCAAGTAAAGTTCCAATTGATCCCGATGTCTGTGCAAATTGAGATGTCTTATTCATTAATTCTTTTACGAATGGAACGTTATCATGATATTGATTAAATAATACTTCTGCTTCTTCTTTTGTACTTAGTCCAAGTTCAGCTTGTAATTTTGCTTTTCCCATTCCATAAAATAATCCAAGATTAATTGTTTTAGCTTGATCTCTTGATATACCTGCCATGTCAGCAACTGTTTTATGAAAGTCTACAGAATTATTTTTAAATTCATTTACTATTTTTGTAACTGATTCATCAAAACAAATTGGTTCTGTAGTTGCTGCGTAGTGTACAACAAGTCTTGGTTCTTGTTGAGAATAGTCAAAACAACCCCATTTATGGCCAATTTCTGGTAAAAATAATGATCTAATCATAGGTCCTAGCTCCTTGTTCCTCGCTGGGATTTGCTGAAGATTAGGATTAGCATAACTAAATCTACCGGTAACAGTTCCACCTTGATCAGATCTTATTGGATTGATGTCAGCATGTATTCTTCCTTTGTGTGAAAATTTTAAAATTGTATCTATAAAAGTTGTATGTGCTTTATTTATTTCTCTTGCTTTTGCAATCATTTGTACTATTGGATGTTTATGTTCTTGTAAAAAATTTTTTGTAAAGGATGGTGCTAATGATTTCTCAGTTCTTTCGTAATGTAGGCCAAGCTTATCAAAAACTGTTGCAATGCTTCTTGCTGCCCAAATCTGTGGCTCTATCCCTGTTTCTTGTTTTACTTTTAATAACAATTCATGCTCTTGTGCTGTTAACTGTTGTTTCAGTTTGTGTGCTTTTTCTATATCAACTCTTACTCCTTTAAATTTCATATCAATTAAACATGGAAACAATTGTGTTTCTAAATCAAATACATTTTGTAAATTTTGTTTTTGTGTTTCCCTTGATAAAACTTTAAATAATTCTGATGTTAATTGTGCATCTTTTTCTGCATAATTACCTACATACATTGCAGGAAGTTTATACATTTCAGATTTAGGATCTATTCCCCAAGACTGTGCTGCTTCATTCAAAGCTTTTTCATCTTTAACTTCACCTAAAAATTCATATGAAATACTATTTAATGTGTAAGATAATCTATTTTCATCAATTAATGATGCCATCACCATGGTATCTACAATGTGTCCATTGATTTGGATCCCCGCCGCTCGAAGCCAGCACACGTCATACATTGCATTGTGAAATATTTTTACATTATCATTTGCACAAATTTGTTTAACCCAACTTAAAACTTTATCTTTATCTAAATTACCACCACCTTCATGAGCAATTGGATAATAACCGGACCATCCATCAACAGCTACTGCAATACCAACAATATTACCATTACCAATGATTGCACCAGAACCTCTTGATTTAAGATCTGGATCTTTAGTTTCTAAATCTATTGCAATATATTTATATCCTTTTAGATCAGGATAATTTTCAGGACAAATCCATTCTTTCTGAGCTTCAAACATCATTTATAATATCATAATTAAATAACAAAGTACACACATGCAGGTTAATAACCCCATGTGAAATACCATTTTTTTTCTTCCTCTAAACATCGTTGTAGTCTCTATCTATTATCATTTCTAAATAATGTATTGCTTTTAAGACATCTTCTTTTTTACCTTTTAATTTGTGTCTGCATATATATTTAATTGCATTACCTTCCGCAAAAAGTAATTTATTTTTATTTATAAACTCAGAAGGTTGTATAGCCATCTTCTTGTAATGCTTACCTCCTACTTGTTTAAAAAAAACATTGTTGCTCATAGTATTGGATCTCCTGGTATGTAGTTATAATAATCATCTATATCGGGTTGCATAATATAAAGATTTTCTTTTGCACGTGTTACACCCACAAAAAACAACCTGTGTTCAGGATCAGGATTTCTTAATGCTGCGTCATGTATAATCTTTTCTATCCCTGTATATAAGACTACATTTTCGCATTCTTCACCTTTGACACCATGTATTGTGGATACTTTAATTCTTGCAGGTTTAAATAAATCATCACCATTTGTTAATAATGATTTAATGTATAATTTTGTATCTTCTTTAAAATTTAATTGTTCCCAGCTCCCCGTCACTAGTAGCCCGTGATTAAGCATAAGATCATCAATATCTACATAATCTACAGCATCTAATGACTTGCCACTAGAAAATCCATATTCAACATGTTTCATATTACAATTTAAAACTTTATAAACTGACTTTGCTTCTTCGGCCCCAACAGTTGCACCTTGATTTAATCTATTCCATACTTGATAAGCTTCTAATAATTCCTTAGATAAAACCGTATTTGTTTTACTATCAAATCTTAAGTTTAATGAAGTCAAATGAGCTTTGATCGGATTTAACATTTGATTTGTTCTAGCTATGATCATCCATTCGCCTTTACTAAAATCTAAATCATCTAATCTTTGATCTTCAAAAATTTTTCCTTCAGCATCTCGAGGAAGCCAACTTTTAATCATTCTATTTTCTACATGTTGTAATATATCCAATGCTTTTCTATGAATAACTCTTGGGCATCTTCTTGATTCAATTCTTGGATCCACTTCACCTTTTAAATTTATAAATATATTTGGATCAGCGCCTTGAAACGTATAGATAGTTTGATCGTCGTCCCCTGCAATGTATGATCGCTCACATCGAGATTCAATGTAATTGAACATGTCCCATTGCAGAGGATTCAGATCCTGCGCTTCATCCAAAAAGACAACGCTGAGTGGAGGGCATTTGTCTTTCTCAATGAACTGTTTAATCATATCGGAATACTCAATCATCCCTGTTTGTTTCTTATATGATTTTAAATCGGCATCAATTTGTTCTGTTAACCAAATATCTATGGTTTGATGTTTATCTAATTCTATTGCAGCATCCATGATAGATATTTTTTTACATCTTGAATATTCAATAATTTTCATATGATCATTTTTATATGTGACTGCTTCAGTGTAAGGATCAAAATAAGAATCAAAAGATAAGTCTTTGCATATCTGTGAAAAGTTTTTAAAAGCATTCCATTTTTCATCTTTAAGTAATTGTGTATTTGTATCTATATTTAATTGTCTTGTTCCTAAGGAATGCATGGTGCATATGTATGGAAAGTCTTTTATCAATGGAAACGTAGGTAATATTCTTTTCCTTGCTTCATTTGTTGCTGCATTACTAAATGTTAAGTAAGCAATTCTATCTGCAGAAATTTTATTTATTTCAATTTCTTTTTTTAAATAATTATTTATCAAGTGATATGTTTTACCGGTTCCTGGAGGTCCTGGTATAATTGTTCTTTTCATTTGAATGCAGGTTCTTTCATTGTAGTTTCTGTGATAGTTGGTTTATCAACATTTATTGTTTCAACTTTCCATATTCTCATAGATTTTTTATCTAATTTTAAAACTTCTTCTTTCGCCTTAAAAATATCTTCTAACATTTTTTGTGTCTTTGCTTTTGGTAAATCCCAAGACTTACTTCTTTTTAAGAAACTATTAAAACTTTGATATTTAAAATAACTGTAACCATTTTCTGTATATGGAATACCTCTCTTAACATCATCCATAACTTTGCCTGTTGCTCTATTTAAAAAATCTCCAAGTAATTCTTTCAATTGATAATCAAGTCTTGCTGCTTGAGGAACATCTAATATTTTAAATGTATCTTTGTTAGACATAATCTTATGTAATAATTTTTTCCAAACAACCGTACCTATTGGCATTAATACTTGATTTAATTGATCCATTACCTCTACAGAAAATTTATTAAATTCATGAAGAGTATACCCATCTACTTCAACTGGTTTACCATCAAGATACACAATATAAATTGTTGGATGTGAGGGATATTTTTCTATTCTTTCTATTTCTGGCGCAGGTATATTTTCACCAACACCAAATTTTCTTTTTACACAAATCTTTGATTCACAAAAACTTCTGATAGGTTCTTGCTTACATTTATAACGATAATCTTTATTTAATAACGATTTGATAACACCTTCTATTTCAGAATCTGTTAATGGTTCAGTCATGTACTTACCATTATAAGTGCTTAATTTTGTTTTCCATGAATCTGGAAATCTTTTTCTTAAATAAACACCAACATTAAACATGGTATCATTTCTTTTACCTTTAGGAACTTTGTCAGATAATAATGTAACCAAACATGGAGGAGCTTCTAATAAATCTTCATCTTCTGTTGTTATAGGTTCTTTCCACTGTATTAAATCTTTTTCAGATAAAACTTTTTTATCATACAATTTAAAAAATTCTTCTAAAGTTAATAACTCTGCATTATCTCCTAAAGCACGTCTTACAGATTCGTCACCACCATGATATGGAACATTTAACCAACTACCCACTTGGTTTTTATCTGCAAGAATGTAATCTTGTTTTGGAAATAATTCTTTACCAGCATGACCTAACATTGCAGCCATTGTTTTTAATTTTTCCCTAACTAAAGATGCTGGAACAAATTCTTTTACAAATAAAAATATATGTGCACCACCTGATTTTGATTTAAAAACTATTAAAGGTAAATTTTTATTTTTTATTTTTGTAATTAATTCTTTGTGATCTAAATCATAAACATCAACATCTAAACATCCCCATTTACATCTACTATCTTGTCTAATAGGAACAATTCCTAATGCTGGAAATTCACCCTTTAAATGTTTTTGCCATAACGCATCTGTTATAGGTTTATGTACCGTTATTGACTCTGCTTCATTTTTTCCGTCATCTCTGATCTCTCCAGTCATTTTTGTTTGACCGTAAGAAGTTTCAAGACCAGCAAATATCTGTTTGAATCTTTCTAACATATCCACTCTCAATGTATTGGGGTGATATTTCTATCACCCCATTTAGTATTTACTTATTATTTGCTAAACTTTGATAGAACTGTTTTGCTCTTTCATAGATAGCTGCATCACTTACAGGACCAACTTTTACAATGTTGTATCCATACCATTGATTTCCTTTACCGGAATTTAAAACGGTATTTAATTTGTATACGTGACTAAATGATGGCGGTGTATATGGACCATTTTTTCCGTCCATAGTTATTGACATCATCATTGCATTCCACTTTCTGCTAATTTTACCTTGAGATGAACTCATAGATATAAGTGCAGTTTCAGTAGAACCATTATCTACTATTAAAACAAAATGTTGACCAACCGTAAGAATGTAATTTCCATTTGGAAGTCTATCCTTACCCATTTGATCTTTCGTAGTTTTAGATAGTATATCAGAACTATCTGGATATATTTGTTCAGGTCTACCTGATCCTGTACCAAAATCCGACCATTCTTGATATTCAAGTTTATAATGACATGGAATAACATTTATTCCTTTTGCACCATCATAAACTTTCTTTGTTACTGTATTTAGTAACATTCCTGGTTCAGCTCCTTCTACATAAGCTTGATTTCGCTTCTGTGCTTCTGCTGATCCATTTTGTAATAGTTTTAAGATAGGTAAAGCAACACTAGTGTTCTTTACATTCTCAAAACCTGCATGCGCATCGCTCTCAAACAATATTGATGATGGCAACGGCGCAGCTTTTTTTATTGCTACTTGTTTCTCGTTTCTCGCTTCTTGCATCGATTATCTCCTTGTTATTTTTGTCTGGTTACCTGCAAACGTTTTAAATAGATCAGAGGGCATATCCTGTCCAGATTCGATACGCTCTCTGACCACAGCCTTGAGTGTCTGGGCATGAACACCTACCTTCTGGACTGGTTCAAAACCCTGACCTCGCGCAAGGACAGCATATTGTGCCGCCTTGTTATCTTCGCCACGACCAAAGGTAACAGTGATATCGTTTTTAATGATATCGCCTAGACCGTTGTTACGAAGCCATGTAAAAGCTTGTTCCTGAACTTCAGGAATGATAGCTGCACTGTAAAAAGGTTTTACTTCTACAG